ATTCCTAATCTCCAGAGAAGCCAAGACTATAGAGGATGCACGCTTTACCTGCCACAGAGTATTAAAGACTCTATCTGAATTGCGACTGATGTATCCTGATGAAGACCTTGATCCAGCTGACCTTGGCAGTGGGCAGGAAGATTCGCTTGCATGGCAAGAAGACCTAGCACGATTTCAGTACGATGAGACTGTAGGGTTACCGTGGACAAGTGGCGCAGTAACCTCAGACGATGAGAGTCTCACCACCTACTGGCTGCACGAATCCTTTATGCGTATAGACTATGATGGGGATGGTATTGCAGAACTCAGGAAGGTATGCTCAGTCGGTCAGAAGGTATTGGCGAATGAAGAGATAGACAGTATACCTTTCATAAGCATTACCCCAATAAAGATTCCACACAAATTCTTTGGCTTGTCCATAGCCGATCTTGTTCTTGACATTCAAAAGATTAAGAGCATCTTGATGCGTAACCTTATGGACAACATGTACAACCAGAACTTTGGTCGGTACGCAGTCCTTGAAGGCCAAGCGAACTTAGACGATCTCCTGACACAGCGTCCAGGCGGTGTGGTTAGAGTTAAGTCACCTAACGCTATCATGCCTTTGGCAACCCCACAGTTAGAGCAGTCATCGTTCTCCATGCTTGAGTACCTTGACAACTTGAGGGAATCAAGAAGTGGTGTGAACAAGTATAGCCAGGGCTTAAATGAAAACGCTCTAACGTCACACACTACAGCTACTGCTGTTACCGCAACCATGACGGCGGCGCAGTCCAGGGTAGAGTTGATTGCAAGATGTTTTGCTGAGACTGGCGTTAAAGATTTAATGCGAAATATTTATGAACTTGTTTTGAAAAATCAGGATCATGAACGAGTAGTGATGCTGAGAAATAAATGGGTTCCTGTTCGTCCAGATATGTGGCGAGACAAAATGGATTGTACTGTTTCTGTAGGTATCGGAAATGGTAATAGAGATCAACAGCTTATGCACCTTTCAACAATGCTACAGTTTGCTGGGGATGCCATGAGAGGTGGGTTGAAGATTGTTAATGAGAAGAACATGTACAACATGGGAGCAGCCCTTATTAAGAATATGGGTTTCCAGAATGTTGATGACTTCCTGACCAACCCAGACACAGTAGAACCACAACCTGATCCTAAGCAACAAATGGAACAGGCAGAATTACAATTAAAACAGAAAGAGTTAGAAATCAAAGCGGCCGACATACAAGTTAAGGTACAGAAGATGGAGCAGGAAGCAGCGAAGGATGCTGTAGATGCTCAGTTGAAAGTAGCTGAACTAAACCTAGAAGCAACACAAAACAGGGCTGTAGCAATTGGATAATGAATTAAGAGAAGCAAGAGCAAGAAGTCTACTTTCTGATGAACTATTAAACGAAGCGTTTCAAACGCTTTCAAAAGATATCTTAGATGCCTGGCATGGTTCAAGCATCCACGATACAGAAGCCAGAGAAAACCTTTGGTTATCCCTACGACTCCTCGACCGGATACGCCTTCATCTAACCAGTATTATTGAAACTGGAGAGATGGCGAAGAAACTTGAGGAATATCAACTATAGGAGTAAAAAATGGCGGACACTCAAGAGAATCCCCAACCCGTAGCACAGAATCCTGATCTTAGCCAAGATAGTTTGGCCGTAGCACAGGATGCAATTTTTGGATTACTGAACTCAGAAGAGCAACCAGACCAAGAGGAGCAACCGTCTGAAGCAACTGAAGACGTAGAAGCATCTGATGAAGCACCTGAAGAAACTGAAGAAGTCCAAGAAGAAGAATCTGAAGATGTTGATGATGATGAATCTGAAGAATCCCAGGACGAAGAAGTTGAAGATGAAGAGGAATCGGAATCCACGGTCTATACTGTAAAAGTAAACGGACAAGATGTGGAAGTCTCCGAAGACGAACTCATTAAAGGCTATTCTCGCCAACAGGATTACACTCAAAAAACGCAGCAATTAGCTGAATACAAGAGGCAGATGGACGCTGCTGCCGGACAGATGCAGCAAGAAATCGCTCAAACTCAGCAGATGCGTTCTCAATACGTTGAAGCCCTAGCTGCAGCTATTGATACTAACTACGCACATCTCCAACAGTTTGCACATGTTGATTGGGATCGGCTTAAAACTGAAGACCGTGAAGAGTACCTGACCAAGCGTGATGATTACCGTCAAGCGCAAGAGCAGATAGATCAGTTAAAGTTAAAGGCCAATGAAGCCCACCAACAACAGCAACAGGAAATGTCGGTGCAACACCAGCAAATGCTACAGGAAGAGCATACCAAGATGGTAAGTCTATTACCTGAATGGGGCGAACCTGACAAGCAGAGAGCTATAGCGAAAACCGTATCGGAATTCGCCATGAGTAAAGGTTATACTCAGGAAGAATTAGCACAACTGGTAGATCACCGTTCTATCCTTGTCCTTATGCAGGCCAAGGCTTATGAAGATATGACAAGAAAACAGCATGAGGTTCGTGCTAAGAAAGTCAAGAATAAGCCAAGGGTTGTAAAGACAAAGGCTAAACGTAGTAAGTCAGAAAACAGCGCAGGCAAACGTAGAGAGAAAATGAAACGTCTACAGTCAACAGGCCACGTCGATGACGCAGCTTCGTTACTGGAAGATTTATTTAAATCTCAATAAAGGAGATACCTTATGGCTATTGCCGCAAATACGTCACTGACCTATTCGTCAGTACAGATTCGTGAACAGCTATCTGATATCATCTACAATATTGCTCCTCTGGATACCCCATTTTTTAGTGGATGTAGCCGTGAGAAAGCTGAGAATACTCTCTATCAATGGCAGACAGATACCATTGGTTCAGGTTCCGCGAACCGCGTCATACAAGGCGACGATTCACCGGCATCTGATGCTAGAGTATTGCCAACACTTTTGAACAATCGTACGCAAATAAGTCGTTACGTAGTTCAAACGTCAGGCACGGATGATGCAGTCAACTATGCTGGTCATGGTAAACACCAAGCCTACCGCCTTGCTAAGCGTGGTAAGCAGATGAAGCGAGATTTGGAAGCTATGCTATCCCAAAATATCGCTAAAGTAGCGGGTGATGCAACAACCGCTCCGGTATCTGCTGGGCTACCAACTTGGTTAGCAACCAACTACGTGTCGATGAACCCAAGTTCTGGGTCACCGGCAGCAGCAGCTGGTACTGGGGCTGATACGATGACAGAAGCAACTGCTACCGCGTCCATTACGGAAGCTGGTATCAAGAACGTCATCCTTGACGCCTACACCGCTGGTGGCCAGCCTGATATGATTTTATGCCCGTCTGCTATTAAACAGGCTATATCAGGTTTGTCATCTAATGCTGGTCCTGGATACCCCATTCGCAATGAAGCGAAAGGTAAGGGTCCGGTCACTGCTATAAACGCAGTTGATGTTTATGTCTCCGACTTCGGTACGTACAAAATCGTACCTGATCGGAACCTTAACAGCACTGAGCATGTCTTTTTCTTAGATATGGATTTCTGGGGCCTTATGGTCCTGCGTGATTTCCAGACCGTTGACCTCGCCAAAACTGGTGACTCAACCAAACAGATGCTCCTGTTTGAAGCTGGTCTTGTTTCTAAGAACGAGAAGTCCAGTGGCATCCTCGCTGATTGCAAAGCGTAACGACTAAGGAAGGGGGAGGGGAAACTCTCCCCCTACTTTATATGAAAAATAAAGAACTTGAAAAAGCCGCAGCAAAAATGCTGAAGGGTAAAGCCCCTAAAGCAAAACCTGAGCCAAAAGAGCCAACAGATGCTATAGGTTGGTTGAAGAAGGCTTATATCGATCATGATCCAGCCGATGGTGCGCCCAAGGTAGGGGGTATTGGTTATGTCTGATAAAGTAATACTAGATAGAAGTAATGGTCGCCAGACTGATATGCACTTTGATGATGCCGAAGGCACCTATATCTTTAATACACATGAGCAAGCGACACCCCTCCTTGATGAGAATAAGCGCAAGTATAATGAGTATGGGGATAAGCTAACGATGGGTAAACGAGGCGAATGGCATCACGCAGCTTCGATCCCAGCAACGATTTGGGAGAAATGGATAAAGGAAACTAACGGTGAGATTCAAAAAGACTCTAAGCTGTTAGCCCGATATATAAATGATCCTGATAATAAATATTTTAAGACAGCACCAACCAACATATAGGTAAAAAGTTATGGCATATATTGACATTAGCAATGTTTGGCATCCGCTAACTACGCATACACTATCTGCGACTACAACCAGTGGCGCGACCAGGACATCTGCATTTGCAACTCAAATACAGTCTATCATGGTAACAGCTACTGCTGCATGTTTTGTTCAGTTCGATACCACACCGACAGCCCTTGTAGCAAGCTCTGTGTATATTGCAGCCGGTACTCCTTACTTCTTTAGGGTAAGTGAAGCAGACAAATGTGCAGCGATAACTGGGACTGGTACAGCATCAGTTTACATTACTGAACTAAGTAGGTAGTCATGGCAATTAATAGTTACTCAACTCTCCAAACAGCGGTGAGTAACTGGTTGGACAGGGATGACTTGTCTGATCGGATACCGGAGTTTATTTCTTTAGCCGAAGCAACATTCAATAGGGTGTTGCGTATACGCGCTATGGAAACTACGTTAGCTGACACAACTCCCAGTGGATCGAAAGAAGATTCGCTCCCTGATGGGTATCTACAGTTGCGGGAGATACACCTTACAACCAGCCCAATAGTATCATTAGCCTACATTACCCCAGAGATAATGTATAGAATAAGGTCTGGAAGTATATCAGGCAAACCAACCAACTATACCATACTTGGGGATAACATATTGTTTGGTCCCACCCCAGACAGCGCCTATGGTTATAGTATAACTTATTACAAAGCGTTTACCGAATTGAGTGATGCTGCGCCAACAAATTGGTTGATATTAAATGCTCCCGATCTTTACCTTTACGGTACACTTCTCCAGGCCGAACCTTTCTTGATGAATGATGAGCGTGTTGGACTATGGGAAAAGGGTGTGCGCCAGGTCATTGGTGATCTACAACAACAAGATGACAAAGACAGGCATTCAGGCTCTGAGATGCGTGTTATGAATACTTCTGGATACTTCTGAGGAATAAGGTATGGGACTAGAAACAGGTAATTTTATAAGCGCACTCGTTAAAACGAATCCGCTTTCTTCTGATAATGTATCGGAAGGTGATGACCATCTGCAACTTATCAAGAAAATTCTCAAACAGAATTTCCCGGTCGGCACGAATGAGGTCGGACCGGATCAAGCAGTACAGGTTCTTATAGCTAAGTCATCCGCACCTACTGTAGATACTAGCGCGTCTGGTCATGCTGCCAGGGCTATGGGCCTGCTATGGCTAGATACAACCAGCAATTTATTAAAGATAAGGAACCAAGCTAACAGTGCTTGGATTACTTTATCCGTCAACCCTGAAGTAGACAACTCAGTAGATATTAATGCGGGTACGATAGACGGTGCAGTAATCGGTGGCGCAACACCAGCAGCCGTAACGACTACAAGTCTAGTGGCGACTACTGCTGATATCAACGGTGGTACGGTAGACGGTGCAACCATTGGTGCTGCTTCTGCATCTACAGGAGCCTTCACCACGGTAACAACTACTGGAGATTTAACGGTAGGTGCTGATCTAACAGTGTCCGGTGATGACATAATCATGGCAACTAATACAGATGCGTATATCCTGGTTGCTGACGGTACTAGCTATAATCCTGTAGCGATAAGCGGTGACGTTACGATAACTAATGCTGGCGTCACAAGCATTGGTGCTGATAAAGTCATAACTGCTAAGATACTGGATGCTAATGTTACTAATGCTAAGTTAGCTAACATGGCTGCAAATACGGTAAAGGTTAGAAACGCTAACTCATCTGGGGTTCCATCTGATCTAGCAGTTGCTACTACAGAAATAGTTATTGGTGATGGTACAGGATTTACCGCTGCTGCATTAAGCGGTGATGTTACTATGACAAATGCGGGAGTTGTGAATGTTGCAAAGATACAGGGTGAGGCTGTAAGTGCTACATCAGCGGCAAACGACCAATACCTAAAATACTCATCTGCTTCAAGCGAATGGCAAAAGGTAAACATAGTTGGTGATGATAAACTAACAACCAAAGGTGATCTTCTTGTCTACAATACGGTAGACTCGGAGACTAGGCTTCCTGTAGGAACTAACACTTATGTACTAACCGCAGACTCTACCGCAACTAACGGTGTTGACTGGGCTGCTGTCTCCGTAGCTGATGGTGCGATAACCAACGCTAAGATGGCAGACATGGCTGGTGGCAGTGTCAAGGTAAGAGATTCTGCATCAAGTGGTGTTCCATCTGATGTTGCCCTGACTACTACTCAGATACTGATTGGTGATGGTGCTGGCGTAACTGCTGCTGCTCTTAGTGGTGACGTTACCATGACTAACGCTGGTGTGGTTTCTATAGGAACTGGTGTTGTAGTTGACGCTGATGTAAATGCAAGCGCAGCTATTGACGCAACCAAGATAGCTGATGGCACGGTAACCAGCACAGAGTTCCAGTACATTAACACCCTGTCCTCTAATGCCCAGACACAGATAGATGCAAAGGGTGTAGGCGATGCAGTTAAAGCTAATGATGCGTCATGGACAGGCTCACAGAGAGCCACAGCAGTCACAGACAATGACATGTCTTACGATATGGATGGTGGGCAGAACTTTATCAGCACGCCTGCTGGCAACGCTACTCTTACCTTTACTAACATCACTAATGGACAGTCTGGATTCCTCAAACTCATTAACTCAGGTGGGCATACTATCTCATTACACGCTAACTCTAAAGGCGATGCAAACCTTGCAACCACAGTCACAGCAGCGGGTACTTACTTGCTGAGTTATTTCAGCGATGGTACTGATGTATGGCTGACTAACTCCGCGATATATGCCTAATGGCGATTTTCCCCGGTTCAGCTATTCCTAGCGCAGTCTCAGATTATGAGATTGATAACTCTTGTCGGTTTAATGGTACTGGCACTGGTACCGGTGGAGATTACTTAACCA